AAAAATGAACTAGATATTTTAAATGCTTATTCTATGCTTTTTTACAAATACAAACAGTGTGAGATACAGATTAGAAAGATTAAGGAGTTGAATGATGAATAACACATCTTTGCTCGTAAATGCGGGCGAAGATGTTATTTGTTAAAATTATTAATCTTATAGATAAAATAGTTTTGATAAGATATTGGACTTATCGTTATTAACTCTTCGATCTTTGATAAATATTTGTTTTTTGTATTTATTTTCATTTATATATTCTATAAAAGCTAAAAATAAATTATTCTTTTTGAAAATTTTTTCATACTCTTTGCTATCGGTATCAGTATATCTATTAAGATTATGATCACCTTTTGGAATAGGATTTTTTTTCGGCACAAGTCTAAAAAAATCTATAAAATTTTTGAGAAAATATTTATCATTATAAAAAGCATCTTTAATAGATTTTATTTCATATTGATTAAACTTATCTATATTGACAAAATGGAATATGTGAGGATATTCTTTTATATTATACTTAAAGATTTTTAATTTGTCTTCATTATTGTGTTTTTTTGTAATTTCACTATAAATTTTTTTGCATTGTTTACTAAAAGCAATTAGCAGCTTTATTCTTTTACTATAATAAGGATATTGCTCTTTAATTAAAATTTGGATAATCTTGTCTATTTTTTCAAAATATCCTTTTTTGTATTCCTCACTTACTTCTTGATCTGATTTTATTATTTGTTTAAACCAATATATTGTTTTTAAAAATTTTTCAGAATTTAAATCTTTTGCAAAAACTTCTAGTTTATTATCACGAATTTGCAATATGTTTTCTATTTTATTTTTAAAATCGGCATCGCTACCGCCTTCATCAAAATAGGTGGTATAAGTTTTTTCAAATGTTAACAATAATTTAGATGATAATTGTCGAATAATTATATCATTTAATTTTTTTTCATCATTATCATTTATAATAAAAAAATTATTTAAATACCTTGTGACAATATCGTATATATACATATTACTCAGATTTCTTTTTTCTTTTCGTTGTATATAAAAGTCTTTTACGGCATTGAAAATTGCAAGGTAATGTTCATGTATCACTATTATAAATTCTTCTTTAATTGTTTTATCATAATGTGATTGAAAACATCTTTCATTAAAATATTTTATATGTTCTAATATTTTCAATAACAATCTTAGATTGCTATCGCAAATATCTTGATAGTGCTTTAAAACAATATCAACTAAATTACTTTTTAAACCATTATCTCGTATCAATTTCTCATCTTGCATAAATGCTTCTTCAATTAAAGCTTTTGCAATCTCATCATTATCTTTTAAACACACTTTATAATCAATAACTTTTTCTTTGTATTCTTGATACCAGTCATTATTGTTTTGTTTGGCATCATGCTGAGTTTTATCGTTGCTTGATGTTTGCATATTATTTTTAGCATTGTCTTCTTGTTTATTTAACTCATTTTTATTCAAAATAAGAACAACACTACATTCTTTGTCTTCTTTGAGTAAATTTACAAGTCCCAAAATTTCTTTCAAAGAAAGATTGTCAGATCTTCTTTCTATGTTATCAAAACACACAATAATATTATTAAAGTCTTCCTTTTTTAAAAAGGAAAAAATAGCATCAGGATTAATGTTAATTATTCCAGCGGATTTAATGTTTATAGTTTTAGATATAATCCGTGAAGTAACATTTACTGTTTTATTATAGTTCTGATGTATTTTAAAAACTATTTCTTCTAATATTTGCTTATAGCTTTCTTTGCCAAAAAGATCGATATAAACAACTTTTTTATCTGCATTTATTTTTTCTTCAACTTGTTTCCATAGATGAGTTTTACCTATACCCCAATGTCCATTTATGGTTAGACATACTCTAGATTTGCTAGTTAAAAACTCTGCAATTTTATCAATTGTGATATACATTTTACTCCTTAAGACCCCTACTCATATCAAAATTTTCAAAAAAATCATTTAAATAAAAACGAAAAGCATTCATTAGATCATAAGTTTGGTTTTTTAACTTATCATCTTGCGTATTTTTTTGAATATAAGATAAAAGCCCATATCTTTTAAATTTTTTAATATAAATATAAGTAGCTATTTTTTTATAAAGATCAAAAATTTTAAGTTGCTTGATTTCTATGTGTTTTTCAGAAATTTGATTTTTTAAATTTTCTTTTACAAAAAGCTTTATTTCTTTGCTGAAATTTTGTAAATCCATTTTTAAAACATCCTGTAAGAAATTATTAGAAATATTTATTTTTTTCAATTCTTCAAGCACACTTTTATCATAGATTAAACTCAGTTTAATGACAAAACCTAAAGTAAGGTTTTTTATTTCTTCATCTTTTAAAAAGTTTTTATAAATTTCTATGTAAATACTACGAATTTGTAAAACTAAATCTTTTTGACTGTCTAAATTTAACACACAATTGATTTTAAAAATTAAATCTTTTAGCTTTTTCTCATTTTTTTCTTCATATGCTTTAATGCTTTGAATTCCTAAATCTTTTAAATTATTTTCATCAAATAAACTTAACTGCATTTTATCTCCTTAAAAAATCATATCATAGAAGACATTTTCGCTAATGATTTTTAAATCTTGTCCTTTTAAAATCAATTCTCTAGCTCGTTTTAGCTTATTGCTAATTCCGCCTTTTATCATAGCACGATAATCATTATCTCCAAGAATTAATATATTGGTTTTTTTAGTAACGCTATCTTGATTTATACCACCTAAATCCGCAATGATTTGCATCGCTTGTGATCTTGTAAATCGCCCAAGTATACCAGTGATTACACAATTTTGATTATAAAGTGGATGTGAAATATCAAATTCTTGTATTTTAGCTTGTATATCTTTAGCTTTAGTTTGGGTTTGCCTAATTTGTGTTTTCAATCCATTATTAACAAGAACATCATTTTCGATAAGTGAGTTATCAAAAGCTGTCTTTTTTAACTCCATAAGACACAAATGTGTTAATTCGCAGTCTTTCTCCCCACGATGAGCATTTTCATAACAAATGTTGTATTGATTACACAAATCTTTTAAGCGATGATGTGCTAACTCTTGATTAATAAGTTTTGATAAGCGCATAGTATCAACAAAATCAAAGCTAAAGGGCTTGTTTAAATAGCACATAAAATTATCATATAAAAAATTAATGTCAAAATGTGCATTGTGAGCGACTAAAATATCACCACTTTTTAAAAAATCATCAAATTCTTTTAATGTTTGAGATATATCATTGCAATTTTTAATCATGTCTTCATTAATGCCTGTAAATTCTGTGATAAAACTAGGTAAAAAAGAAACTTTGATAAGTTTTGAAAACTCAGCTATTTTTTCATTGTTTTCATAACGCAAGGCAACAATTTCTAAAATTTCATTACATTTTGGATCAAATCCTGTAGTTTCCAAATCAATAACTACATAAGATTTTGGGAAATAGATTAAACTTTGCCCTTTAAACTCTCTACTTGGCTTTTTAACTTTAATAGGATTTCCATAGATATCAATGTCATAATTTTCCATTTCACACTCTTTGGATTTGATTGCCATTGCCGTTAATAATGATATTTTGGCTTCCATCAACATTAATTTTAACTTCTATGGAAACTCCATTATTTAGAGCTTGTATAAAACTCTTATCATTAAAAATTCTTACTATTCCACTGGCTACGCCATCACTTATCCTAGAAACTTCTTCGCGTCTTATGGCTTCGTACACCTCTCTTTCTTTTCTATTTTTTTCTCTTATGGATAAAATCCATAAAACGATTATTGCGATTCCTAGTAAAACAAAAACGCCAAACGAATTAAAAAATTTGATCAAAGTATTTATAATTTCCATTTTTTACTCCTCTATTATTTTTTTTAAATTTTCTAATTTATTGATAAATTGATCTAGTAAGGCTTCGTTGCCATATTTTTCATACAAGGCTAAAAATTCTTGAAATTTATCATTATATTTACTGTTTTTTTGAAAATTTACAACATTGTTTTTTCCTTGCACTATGACATTTTCATTTCCTTTTGTATTAATATTTCCGTTAATTATAGTATCGATATTGACGCCTAATTTTTCTGAAAATTCTTTAATTCTTTTGAATGGAATTTCTCCCCTTGTAGCCCAAGTATTAAAAGTAGCGTAATTTATATTAAGCACATCGCTTAGTTCTTTTATAGTATCTACATTAGCAATTTTTTTCAATATTTTAATAATTTCTTCATAATTCATAATTAACACCTTAAAATATAATTTGACTTTATAAATTAAATTAAATTGAATTAATTTATAAGAATTTTTAAGTCAATTTTTGTATTTTGACTTGACAAATAATTCAAAATGAATTATAATTCTACACATAATTAATTTTACAAAATAAAATAATTATTTAATCAAAGCATAAAGTATGCCAAGTTTTAACTTAGAAAGTTTTTAGGAGTAAAGATGCAAGAAGCAAAATCAATTTTAGATGTTTTAAGTTTTAGAAAAACTGAAGAAAAGGAAGAGCTTAGAAAGTGTTTTAATTTTAGTGATGAGGTTTTTGAAAAAGGACTTAATTTTTTACATACAAATGATGAGATAAGCATAGAAGCTGTGAGTGATGGACTTTTTGAAAAAACGATTATCAGCATAAAGGTTTCAAAATGAAACAAGCTATAAAGCAAAAATTAGGTGTTAGTAGCATAACAGAAGCAGGGTTAAAACTAAATTTAGCTCACAATGTCTTAAATAGTTGGCTTTCAAATAATCTTACAAATGCAAAGGTTGAAATAGCCCTTTTAAAACTGGGTTTAAGAGAGGATGAAAGACTAATAAAACGCATAGAAAAGCTAAAAAGCGAGTATAAAAAGAACGAAATCCGTAAGCAAGCCTATGAAAAATCTATGAAAGAAATTAAAGCTTTATTAGAAGAGATCGAGGCGGCTTAAAAGCCTCATTAAGCACATTTATCTAAGCACTTTAAAATCGCATTTTTTAAAGTGATAGCAAAAAGTGTGCTTAAAGGGTTTTTGCAAAAGTTGCGTTAAGTGGATAAACGCCTACAATTGCGAACTTTAAAGGTTTGATATTTTTTAGATTGCTTCACTAGCCTTTTATGGCTAGTGTGTTCTTATATTCATTGCACTCACAGGCGACGGTGTGGAAAGTGGGCTTTTTTAAAGCTTTGTTAATTTACCAAAATACCAAAAGTCTTTTAGACTTTGAATGCAGGTCCTATGTTTTGGTTAGTGTTTAAATGAGGACTAATGAGAATTCTTTTAAAGTCCTCAAATTTATTTATTTCTTCTTAAATTAAGCCATCTTTTAAGATGGCTCTTAAGTCTTCATTTAAACACTAAAAAATTTTAAGGAGAATAAATGAATTTAGAACTTTTTAAAAAAGATGAAAACAAAGAAATAAGCTTAACTTCTTTAGAGATAGCAGAGCTTACAGGCAAGGAGCATTTTAATGTTATAAGAGATATAGAAACTTACTTAGAAAAAGTGGTTGAAGGGGTGTCTTCAAATTTGAAGACACCTACCAAAACACACAAAATAAGCAATCTTACAAGTGTTACCGCTTACCAAAAAGAGAAGTATTGATTTTAGTGAGTGGATATAGTGTTGAGCTAAGAGCAAAGATAATCGATAGATTAGAATACTTAGAAAATGAGCTTAAAAAACAAAGTTATAAACCGCTTTCATTAAAAGAAAGTTTGCAAATGCAATTAGAACTTTTAGAGAGAAATGAAAAGCTTCAAATTGAAAATGTAAATTTAAAAAATGAAGCCAAAGAAAACGCACCACTTATTCACTTTGCAAATCGTATAAAAGATACTAATGATGCTATTTTAATAAGAGATTTCGCAAAAATACTTTATGAAAAAAATAAAATTGAAATTGGCGAGAAAAGACTTTTTAAGATCTTGCGTGAAAAAGGATTTTTAATGAGTGATAATAAACCTTATCAAAAATACATCGAACAAGGACTTTTTAAGGTAAGTGAAACGACTGTTAGCACCATCAACGGCGATAGACTTGTAAGCACGACAAAAATAACAGGTAAAGGGCAAATAGCCATTTTAAAAGAGATTTTGAAAGCAAGTTGATATAGATTTAAGCGAATATGGAGACAATGAAACTTTTAAAGATGAAATTCAAATGCCAAGCGATAGAGTTGAAATAGAACTATTTACAGGATTTTACGATAAAAAAGGAAATAAGATTTATGAAGGAGATATTTTATATTCTTTTGAAGGTTGTTCTGAAGATGAAGCTTTTAAATATAAAGTTGTTTTTAAAGAAGGAGCTTTCTATTTAGTTGAATGTGGTGATGATGGTGAAGAATGGGATGAAGATTTACTAAGTGAATTTTGTTTAGAAGAACTAGAAATTGTGGGCAATATCCACGAAAATGCGGAATTATTAAATGAAAATAAACCATCTTGATTTATTTAGTGGCATAGGTGGTTTTGCTTTTTGAACTAATAAAATAAGGTTTAAATATGGATAAGAATTTAAAAAAAATTACAGAATTAAAAATAAAATGTAAAAATTGCGATACAAAAATCATTACAAAAATAGGTAATGTTATTAAAACTTGTCCGCAATGTGGAATAAAGTTTATAGATGAAAATTTAGGATATAATCTCTTTGAAATTTTAACTGAATTGTTCAAAAGTGTTAGCAAAAATAAAAATGCAGAATTTTATTTTGTTTGTAAAAAGGAATGTGATGGAACAAGAAATCGCCAAGATAAAAAAGTTTAAACTAGAGTGCAAAAATTGTGAAACGCAAATCATTATAGATACTCACAATAGTATTAAAAATTGTCCTGTGTGTGGATTGAAATTTTATGACAATTTAGAAAGTCCTTTTGAAAATTTACACGAACAAATTCTTTTAATCAATAAAAATAAGAATGTAAAAGTTTATTTTGTTTGTGAGGAAAAAGAAAAGAGGTAATATAATGCAAAGCAATATAGAAAAATTTGATTTTTATAGCGCAAAAGTATTAGCTATCTTGCTTGATAATTTTCCTATAAAAAAAGATATTTACATTTTAAAAGACATTATCAAGGATAGCGATGCAACCAAAGAAGATGTAAAATTTGTCTATGAAACGATTATAGCATTAAGAGATTTTGGTTTTATTAGTTTTAATGAAGAGGTAAAAACTTTAGGGTTTGAGTGTTTTTTTGGTGTAAGATTAACTCTTAAATCTTTAGAAATTTTAAAATCAATCCCAAAAACATTACAAAATAATAAAACTTTAGGTGATAAACTTAGAGATAGTATAAAATTAGCAGATGAAGAAGCTATAAAACAAAGTATAAGCTTAGCTTTTTCTTTGGCTAATAAGTTTTTCTAATCAAGGGGTAAAAATGACAGCACAAGAAATTAAGGATTTTTGCAAGGAAAGAAATTTAACTTATAAAGAGTTAGCAAAGTATTTAGGATTAAGCGAGGGCGGTTTAACAAATGCAATAGCTAATGATAAAATTACTGCAAGTATAGAACATAGCTTTAAAATGTATCAACGCATTTTAGAACTTGAAAATGATTTGAAAGATTTTGAAGACTTAAAAATTCTACTAGAAAAAATACTTAAAAAATAGTAGTCCTTAAAATTAAGGGCTATTTTAAAATTACCTTTTTTAATACATTTCAACATATTTTATTAGTTTATTTAGAGAAATTATTAATATTATATTGTTTTATCTATTGACAAATATAATATTTTATTATATAATTATCATATCAAAACTAATAAAATGTTAGTTTTGAAATAAAAGAAAGGAGTAAAAGATGAACGCTAGTGATGTGCTCGAGTTAATCACTGCTTTAATCTGCTTGATAACAGCCATTATCAACGCAAGAAAGCATTAAGGCAAAGGGCGAAAGCCCTTATCATCTTTTACCTTTTCTATTATATCAAAAAAGGAGTTAAAAATGATTTTAGAAATTATAGTTTTAGTATTAGCGACTTTATTATGTGTTTTATCGGCAAAAGTTTATAGGCTTGAAAAAGAACTTAAGGAGATGAAAAATGAGTAACAAACTAGAAAACGAATAATCACATAGTTATTAAAGTTTTAAGTGATTTTTAGTAGAATTTGTTTTTTAAAAAAAAGGATGATTAATGGCAAAAAATGATGAAAATCTTATCAGAAAAACCTGCAAGGAGTTAGGATTAACTTATAAACAACTTGGGGAAAAGATCGGATATAGCGAAGCCACTTTAAATAAAAATGCTTCTACTGGTGAAATAAGCAAAACAATAGAAGTAGCCATTAATTTATATTTAGAGACCTTAGAGCTTAAGAAACAGCTTAAGCAATTTAATCTATTGAAAGAGATTATAAAGGATATTTCTAAATAATCACTTCTTTAATAAATAAATTTTCTACTAAAAACTTATAAAATATATAAAAATATATTGACTTTATTTCTTAAATAAGTTATAATTTATTATTAAAACATATTTGAGAAGCTTATCAAGTATCTATAAACCAAAAAAGGAAGTTAAATGCAACATCTAGAAAACGAAATAAAAGCTTTAAAATATCAGCTTTTAATCGAAAAACAAAAGCACAAAAAGACTAAAGAAAAGGTTTTTAAGCTTAAAAATATACAAGGGGAAAAATACGAGAAACTAAAAGCAGAATTTGCCAAAAATCAGCTTTTTGTTTTTAGAGATGATGAGCTTTTTCTTTGGGTGGAAAGTTTAATGCGAGAACTTAAAACTAAAATTTTAAGCGCTAATGATGAGCTAAGTAAAAAAGCTTGTGATATATTAGTATTTAAATTAGAAAAACGAAGAAAAAATTTCAACTATTAAATAAATCACCAGTTTAACAGTGTTTAGGACATTTTAATAAACCCTAAACACTCATTTAATGTCTAAAAAAGGAAAAAAATGAGTTTTAAACCCATACAAAAAGATAATGATGCTTTTAAAAAAGCACAAAGAGCAAAGGTAATAGAAAGTTTAACAATGCGTGGCTATGCACTTGTAAAGATAAGTAGCAATGGCTTTTTAATGAAAAAAGGTTTTGAAAAGGATATTTTATGCAAACAAATCATAGCACAGGATACGACAGCTTCCGTTTCGTTATCAACAAAAAAACCTTTTACAAATACCTTAAAAGATGGGGGCTTTTTGAAAAAATGCGAAGCACAACAAGAAATAAAAGCATTGATGAATTTGCAAAAGACAAATTCAAAGGCATAAAAACCAATGATAAATTTTATCCTTTTAAAATGCGTTATATCAATATAAAACCTAGAAATAAAAGCCTTTCAAATACTATCATTATATTAGATAATTCTAAGGCTTGCTTTGAGCTTTCTAAAAAGAATAAAAAAGCAAAAGATTACTACATAGAGGTGCAATTTAATGGGCTTTATCAGCCTAGTAAACAAATAGAAGCTGAAGTGTGGAAAATTTTAAGCAAAATGATAAAAAGGTTTAAAGCTTATAGTGTGGATATTGCTTGTGATTTTGATGATGATCTAGCAGTATCTAAACCAAGAGAATTTAAACACCAAGAAAGGTTTAGCAAACTTAAAATCTTTGGCGATTTTCATACTTATAAAACAAGTATGTATATCAACAATCCTCAAAGTAAATACTATAAATTAGAACGCATTTTACTTTATGATAAATACGAAAAACAAAAGTACTATCACAAAGAAAACATTAAAAGGGAATTTGTGCGATGGAAAAGATTAGAGCTTACATTGAAGATAAAGGATAAGTTCTTAGATAGAATAGAAAATGATATCAATGATGCATTAGATCTTATGCAAGATTATTTAAGAATGATAGGAATTTGGCATTTTAATATGAGAATGATACTTGAGCAAACAAAGTATTTAAACAATCCACGTTGGGCTAAGATATTTAAGCCTTACGCTTTGGCAAGTTAGGAGAGAATATGAAAGTAAATTTTATTTTTAAAGGGACAATAAAATGTTCAAAATGCAACTTAGAATTTGTGCCAAATTCTAAATTTTTTAAAGGTCTTGATGAAATTATAGGCGATGTAAAAAGCGTGAGTTTAGATGGCTTTTGTCCTGAATGTGATAATAAATTAAAAACTAGCTTTAAAGTAGAAAAGATCACAAGAGAATTTAATAAAACTTATACAATGAGGTGTTAAATGAATATTACAAGAGAATTAGAAGCTTACGATTTAGCAAAACTTGTTTTAAATAATGATCTTAAATACTTTTTTAAAGATGCAAAGATTGTAGGGGAAAATAAAGAAAGAAGACTTTGTTTTTATTTTTCAGATTCTTTTGTTTTAGCTTTATTTGAAAAAGAAAAAGAAAACATTTTACAAAGACTAAGAGAAGAATACAAAAAGAAATTAGAGTTTTACAAACGAATTGATTTGGTGTTTTATTCTATTGCAGCAAAAGGAATAAATGAGCTAAAAGCAAGAAGTAAAGAAGAACAAGAAGTTTTAGAACGCGGACTTTTAAAACTTGAAAATATAATTAAAAGGATAAAAAATGAAAAAAAATACTAATCAGCAATTAGAGCAGTTAAAGGAATTAAATCAAGGTGAGTTAAACCAAGAGATAGAAGTTTTAACCAAAAGAGCTTTAGCAATTCATAGATCTATACAAAGAGTTAAAGATGAAAGAAGCATATTAAATCAGAATATCAAAGACTATCAGAGCGAATTTAATGAAATAATGGAAAAAATAGCCTTTTTAAAAGAGCCTAATTTATTTAATCAAAAAGGAAGTGATGATGTTTCACCCACAGCTTTATAACGACCACTTTCAAAATTTTAAAAGATATAATATACCAAAAGCACAGCTTGTAATAGCTGATATTCCTTATAATTTAGGCAACAATGCTTATGCTTCATCTCCTGAATGGTATATAAATGGGGATAATAAAAATGGAGAAAGCAAAAAAGCAAACAAGGCGTTTTTTGATACAGATAATGATTTTAGAGTTAGCGAATTTATGCACTTTTGCTCAAAAATGCTTATAAAAGAACCTAAAGAATGCGGTAAAAGTCCTTGCATGATTGTTTTTTGCTCTTTTGAACAACAAACAATGTTAATTGAAGTAGCTAAAAAATATGGCTTTAATCATTATATAAATTTGGTTTTTAGAAAACAAAGCTCATCTCAAGTTTTAAAAGCAAATATGAAAATAGTTGGAAATTGTGAATATGCTTTAATCTTATATCGTGAAAAACTTCCAAAATTTAACAATGATGGAAAGATGATTTATAACTGCATGGATTGGCAAAAAGATGAAGGTATTCCTAAAGTACATCCCACACAAAAGCCTGTTAAATTACTAGAAAGATTAATCACTATTTTTACAGATGCAGGTGATGTTGTTATAGATCCATGTGCTGGAAGTGGTAGCACTCTTTTAGCAGCTACAAATTTAAACCGCAAAGCTTATGGCTTTGAGATTAAAAAAGACTTTTTTAAAAGTGCTAATGAAATTATGTTTAAACACATAGAAAGAAGCTTATTTGCTTAAGTTAGAAAGGATAAAAAATGAAAGAATTCAAAGAATACATAAAAGCTAAAATAGCATTAGAAAAAGAGCTAGAAAATACGCAAGAAATGTTAAAGCAAACGATAAAAGAAATGTTGCTTTTAAGAAACGACAATGCTTTTAATCAAAATGCAAACGATGAGATGTTAAAAGCTATTAATAAAAATTGGAAAATAACAGCTTCGCTTGAGAGTTTAAGTGATACATTAGAAATTAAAGTGCTAGAACAAAGCACGAGCTATAATCGCTTTTGTTTTGGTGATGTTTTGATTTTAATCAGCAATTTTTTAAGCTATGAAGAGCAAAAAGCAATTATTGCAAAATTAGGCTTTGATTTAGAGAAAGGAGTATGAA